TGGCCGCTTGTGCTACCACGAAGGAGCAAGCGACCAGGAGAAGAAACAGCAATAGCTTTTTCATAGCATATAGTGTTTGTTGATAAGGACGCTTTGCATGTTGGCAGGGCATTCTCCAACCACATCCTTGAAACCCTCTTTGATAAATAAATAGAAGAAGTTAAGCCGTTGAGTGTCCTTTATCCGTCGATACGTGTCTATCTCCTTGGAATAACCTCTTTGAAATAAATCGTATGCATTTATGCGAATTGGTAACTTTTCTTTTTCTCTCCGAATCTCAGGACGGTGACCTTAGCCATGAAAGGAAGGTCGTTTCTATCCACTTTCTCCAATTGGGTCTTTATTCTTTTTGAATCAGTGAACAGTTTTACTTCTTTTTCTCCTTTTTTGAGCAGAATCACACTTCTACCTCCCCCAAATCGAGTCTCTACGTCCAACTGAAAATCTAAAACGGCAACCCTTTCATTTAATATTTCGTCTATAGTAACTTGTGGTACCTCAAAAATCTTTGTTTGTTCAATTTGAATATTCAGATCAGAGAACTCTTTCATTGGTAACGGTTTTTATAAGGTTTTTCGAGTTGCAGTGTCCAGCCCATCCGGTGTGCGGGCTCATTCGGATTCTGTACTCCTCGTTGGATAGTTGCTTTTTGTTAAGTCGTGATGCCTTTCGGCAAAGGTTCTGCTTGATGTTCTTTCTGAGCAGTGTATGGGTATGCCTAAAGACATACCCAACAAAATCAATACCTCGAGCGTCAACTGGAAACACTTGGTAGTTGTCCTTGACGTCAAGGTTCAGATTCTCTTTCAGGTAGTGGTCAATCTCAACTCTGATTTTATGAAGTTCCGGCTTTGTGGCTCCAAGTATTACCATGTCATCCGCATATCGGTAGTAGTACTTTACCTTAAGCGTTTCCTTCAACCAGTGATCGAAATAGGATAGGTATAAATTGGCAAAGAATTGGCTCAAATAGTTTCCAATTGGAACACCAGGAGCGGAATCAATTATTCCATCAAGCAACAAAAGAAGTCTTTCATCCTTAATCTTTTTCCGGATGACGGTCTTTAAAATCTCGTGGTCGATGGAAGGGTAAAACTTGCGGATATCCAACTTTAGGCAGAACTCCGTATTTTCCGTGTCCTTCAAATCCCTTTTTAAGTCTCTAACAACTGCATGTATTCCACGTCCTTTGATGGATGAGTAGGTGTTGTGAATAAACACCGGTACCCAGATAGGTTCCAAGATGTTCATTATCGCATGTTGCACAATCCGGTCCCTAAATGGAAGCCTGAAAATTATCCGCTCCTTTGGTTCGTAGATCGTAAAAACGCTGTACTCGGATGTCTTGTAGGTATCATTGTCCAAATCGTCGTAAAGAGCCTCAAGGTTCGTTTCAAGATTCGAGTCGAACACTTTAACGCCGTATGAGGATGATTTGCCAGCACGCGCCTTGTGGTAGGCTTGCAGGATATTCTCCCGCGAGCATATCCGATTGTAAAGATTGTTTTGTCTTTTCATGCCTTGCTTTCGTTGTGGAGCCTTCGGCGAGCCTACAAGCACCATTTGAAAAAGTTTGTTTTTTGCCATGTTGGCACGGCCCCTGCCCCTGTAATAAGAAAGGTGGGAGGCGTCACCCGTGTTCGCATTCGAATTGTTGTAATTCGTGTTGTTGAAAGCGAGGCCACCGGAGGACACCCCAAAGGGCAAACAGCCATTATTTTTATTTCGTCAGGAAATCTTCGAAGACCTGCGGGGCGATTTCGAACGCTTTACGCACGTCCGCTTCTTCGAGGAACGCGAGGCGGGAGGCGTCACCCGCGTTCGCACACGAATTGTCGTAACTCGTGCTGCCGAAAGCGAGGCCACCGGAGGACAGGAACCGGAACCATCCAAACCATTTGCGTAGGTTGCTGTCTATCCAACTTAGAGGCTTATCTTGCCCACGCAGGGTGTTGGCGGCTTTAACCACTACCATTTGTTTGGCAGCGGCAAGAAGGCAAGTTCTGAACTCTTCGGGAACATCTTCCCACTTTTCGATAGGTTTAACACCAGCAATTTTGAAACATTCGTCAAGGTCCTTGACATCGGCGAATTTCTTTACTTCGTTCTTTTTCATTGTGAATTTTTGTGTTTGGAAAAATTAATAGATGAACCTCGCATTCACTCCGTCCCTGCTCAGGTTGAGGCATAGAAGTACGTACTCCCTTACCAAGGTGTCCCATGTTGGGTCGCTCGGCTTGATAAGGCATAATTCAGCAACAACCTCGTCAAAGCGGGTTTCATTGTTTGGCTTACTCATAGCTTTTTGGATAAAATGTTTATTAATCCGTTCTGGACCGACAGCTCCACGTCATTCTTAGCGCCGGTGATGGCGTAAGACATGGCACGTTTGTCGTCGATTATTCCGTATATGGCCTCGTCAATCGTATCCTTGCCAAGTAAATAGATGCAGTTCACGCTATCCCTCTGGCCGATACGGTGTGCCCTATCCTCGCATTGCTCACAGTCGGCCGGATGCCAGGGAAGCTCAAGGAATGCCACGCGGCTCGATGCGGTGAGCGTTATGCCGACACCAGCTGCTTTGATGGAGCAAATGATCAGCTGCACCCTCGGGTCCTTTTGGAACCTGTCAACGTTGGCTTGACGGGTGGCGTTGTCATCGTCACCGAAGATGGTCACGGCTGCCGGAAAAAAGGAGTGCAAAGTTTTCTGTACGTCCCTTAGATGTGTGAAAAGAATCAGCTTCTCACCCGAATCGATCACGTCCGATATGTATTCCACGGCATCCTTTATCTTTCCCCGGGCTGATATGTTTTTCAGGATCCCGATGCGGACCATGATTTCGCCCTTCATGGATTTCTGCACCTGTTCGTCGGTGGCGTTCTTGTACCGCTTCAGGTAGTCCTCAAGGTCGGCCATGGCGTCCTTGTACTCCTTGCGGGTTGTGATGTCGCAGTAAACGATCTGTCGCATCTTGGCCGGCAGATCCTTTAATACCTCCGATTTCTCACGTCTGAAGTAACAGTTCTTTTTGAGTAGAAACTGCAGCTCATGGTGGCGTCGGTCCGTATCACAATAGTTGGTCAGGAAATTGCGGTACCCGCCAAAATCCTGAAGGCGCTCGATGATGGCCAGTTGGGATATCAGGTCGTCCGGTTTGTTGACAACAGGTGTACCGGTGAGCAGCTGGATGTTTTCTTTTCCGGAGCAAATGCCCTTGACGAGCTTTGCCTGAAGGGTTTTAGACTCCTTGCACCTATGAGACTCATCGCAGATTACATGCTTGACAAGGTTGATCGTTGACTTAAATTTGATATGGTTGATACGCAGCGGCATCTTTTTGCCCGTGTTCGGGTCCATTGGTTGGTCGATGCTGGATACAAAGTATTTCTTCAGGCTTTCATAATTGACAATGAACACGTCTGCAAAGCCCATCTGGAATAGATTGAACCACGTATTCTTGATGCTGTCTGAAAGTATGGTGGCTTTGTGGCCGCTCCACATGGCCCACTCACGTTCCCAATTTATCTTCAGGGATGAGGGGCAAATAACCAGAACGGGAAACTCACCGATGGCAATGGCCGTGGCAATGGCCTGTGCCGTTTTTCCGAGCCCGGGAGCGTCCCCGTTAATGAAACGCTTATGCTCGATGCCGTATGCTATTCCCTGCCGTTGGTATGGATACGGTTGCATCTTTAAAGCAATTTCCTGCATCAGTACCGGCATTTCCGGGAGCCGCATATCCTCGGCCTTGATAGCCGGTGTGGCTGGCTTACCGTCACCCATATCGAACCGGTGCTTCTTTGCAAGGTTCAAGATGTAAGTACGGCTCATTAGCGGCACTGTCCAGCTCTTATCCTGCCAGTTGAACGCGCGGCCCGGGATGAGCTTGATGTCGTCCGTGATGGATTTGCTGTAGTCGTAGTGGATGGTGAAACCCTTTGGGGTCTCAATAATTCTTCTCATAATCGTCGTGTGATTGAGTAGTGTGTGGTTATCTCAGGTAGTCGTTTACAGCCTTCATAAAGCTTTCGAGCGTTCGACATACCCCATACTTATAGCCGTATTTCATGGCCAGCTCCTGAAATTCTTTTTGAGCGTCTGACTGTGTACCCTTATCGGTCTTCATTTCAATGAATAGGCCGTGATAGCCTTTACCGGGACACATAAGGAAAAGGTCACCGACGCCAGGGCGAACACCCTCCTTTTTCATAATAACGGCCTCAAGCTTTCCTCGCTTACCGCCGTTTGGGATAGCAAACAGCACATACTTCGGGTACTGCTGGTAAAACCAAGAAACGCAGGCAATCTGCGTCCGCGATTCCTCGTGGTCAGGTGCCTTGCGTTTCGGTTTTGCTGTGAGTTGCTTATACTCGGTTAGATCCATTCTGATCAACCGGGGAATAAAGTGCTGTCCTCTTCGTGAGTTTCTGCGGGTACCTCTTCGGCTTCAGGAGCTTCAGCATTTTCGCCTGATTCCGCAAGCAACTTTTCTTCTTCGTATGCCAACTCTTCGTCAGTCATAGCGGGAACTTCTTCTTCCACAATTGGTTCCTGCTCGAATTCATGCTCACCAGCATTTTCCAGATCGGCAGCCTGCTTTTCCTCCCACTGGTTGAAAAGGTCGTGGTCATACTCGGTCATGCGCTCAACCCATTCGGCTCCGGTATCTTCCCGGATGATGGTCTTTTTGTTGCGGTCGGGCGTGTGCCATTGGATTGAACAGCCGATTTTACGAAACTCGTATCCGGACGCCAGTTTGTTAGCGAGCTGGTTGATACCTTCCTGCTTCTCATTGATCTGTGAGCCGTACTGACTTACTACGGCCTTCTTGGAGTCTTC